TTGCCTGAAATATTTGTACACTCTGCAAACCCTGTTGGTGCCGATAATATAAAAGGGTTGTTAGATAACTATCCCAAGCATTGTAGTTAACGGTGTTTTTATACAGTGTTATAAATATAGTGTGGCGGGTAGTTTTGACCTACCAATTTAAGTAAGCGATGACGATTGCCTAAAGAATATTAGTATAACCGAAAGTGCGGTGATTAGCGTGTCTGTAATGGAGTAAAATCGAGCAAAGCCAATACCCGGTAAGTAAACGCTAATTAAGTCACACTTTTATATAACGTTTGGCTATGATTAGTAGCCGACTTAAAAAACTAAACTTTAATAATTTAACAAATATTTATATGAAAAAACATACTTCAATTACCGATAAAAATAAGGCTATTAATTATGAGCCGTTGTTATGTGCTGGCTATTCTACCGCTACCGCTTTAGAAATATCTAATAAGTACAGAAAAATAGAAAAACCATTTGATAAGTTTAGATTCATAAGCAGATGCTCAGGTGTTAAATTAGTAGTGAAAGAAAAAAGATACTGGTTCGAGTTTTTCGGAAAACAAATAACCGTAACTGATTTATATATAGGAAAAAGCTTTAAAAGTATGCTACAGATAGCTTGCACATAACGTATGGGAATATGGTTAGTGGCTGTTTAGCCATTAATTATATTACGTGTTGTCTATCTGTTATTTTTAGCGATGGTAAATTGCGTAGCAAAACCTAACGAAATGTTAAAGTTTAAGTATAAACTGAAAATAAATCTTGTTTTACTTGTGTAGTATTAAGTATATACTTATATTTGTAGTGTTGAAAGTAATCAACGAAACTAAAACAAACATTATGATAACTTATAACGAAAACGGAATTGAAATTACAGAAGCGCAATTAGAAACTAAATTAGATTCTTTAATGAATGATGAAGTAGTTGTTAAAACAACTAAAGAGACTAACGTTACTGGAAGAATGGAAAGTGAAACTATTTATACTGTTGAATGTGGTTTAGAAACTGCTTTAGTAACTATTGATTCTAATGATATTTATAAAGATTATGTTGTAAGTATTTTTGATAATAGATTTAACTATGAAAATAAAATAGTGGAATTTACAAATAAGTTAGAAGCTAAAAAATACGCTTTTTCTACTTATAAAAAAATGGTTTCTAACTATCAAAAAAGAGCCAATATGTTGAATACAGAATGGAAAAAACAAGGATTAATATAATGGATATTAAAAAACTAAAAAAAGAACTCGGACTATCTCAAAATGATTTAGCCGAGTTCTTCGATATGTCTTACGGTGCATATGCTAATAGTAGTGCTAAAGATAGATATGAGACAGCGATATGCCGTTTTTATGAGCACGTGTTGAAGGCAAAAAAATAATTGTAGACAACAACCGTATATCGTTATTAACGATATTTTTTATATCAATACTCAATCAAATAAACGTTTTTAATATAAATTAAACTATATTTACAATCAAATATAAATTTTGGATATATTAAACCAACTCAGCAAGGATAATAAAAAGTGGCAAGCTTACGCCTTTAAAATTTGTAATGATATAGACATAGCAAATGATTTAGTGCAAGAGATGTATTTAAAATTCCATCGCAATAGTTACACTAAGAATGACGCTGGTTATGTTTACTGGGCTTTAAAGAATCTATACAGAGACACCTTTAAAAACAAACTACAAACAGTATCTTTGGATTTAATTACAGAGCTTCAGCATAAGACCCAAGAGCAAATAGATTACCAGCCTAGCGATGCTGATAATGTAGTCAAGAAAAAGCTAGAATCTCACAACGCTTACTATGCCGAATTAGCTTTAATGAATGCTGATGGCAAGTCTTTAAGAAAATTAGCTTATCTTTACAAAAAGAACCATGTAACAATTCATCTTAATATCAAAAAGATTAAAGAAAATTTATCACAAGATAAGGAAATCAAAGAGGTTTACTTATCACTTAAATAAAACACTATGGCAAGACCAAAAGGAAGCACCAACAAGAAGACAACAAAGAAAAAGTTTGTCACTAAAGAAGAGCAGACAGCAAGCCCTAAAGCATTAGGAGACATCATAAGCGACTTTACAACCTTACTCGGTATAAAGAAATGTGAGTCATGCGATAGACGTCATAAGATACTTAATAGGTTTATTCCTTTTAACTCGACTAAGGGCAAAATGACTGAGGAGCAATACAACGATTGGAAAGCGTTTAAGGAATCTAATTTAACAACCCTTAACGATGCTCACATGGATTTAATAGAAGATACTAATTGGGCTATCTATGGAAGAGTAACTAACCCAACGTGTCGAAATTGCCAAGGTACGGCATCGGCATGGCTGCAATTGATTAAGGGAGTTGACGAAGTGTATAACGAATATTAGTTATGATTAATAAATTGAACTCAATATATTTCAATTATGGATAAAAGAAAAAACAACGGAGGTCATTCTAACGGAGGACGTAAGCCAAAAGCAGAAGAGCAAAAGCTAGTCGAAAAGTTAACGCCTTTAATTAGCAAAGGATATAAAGCACTTGAAAGCGGTTTAGATAATGATCAATCATGGGCGGTTAAACTATTCTTTGAGTACCTCTACGGCAAGCCTAAGCAATCTGTAGACGTTACCAGCGGAGGGGATAAGATAAAGCAGCAGATACTAAGTGTCAACCCTTTAATAGAGGAAGATGAATAAAAAAGAATACAGTATCGGGGACATTGTATATTTAATAACAGACCCAGAACAAAGAAAAAGAATAGTGATAGCAATAAATGAGTCCTGCAATGGGTTTTCTTATCGCTTAGCTTGCGGCAGTGAAGAATATTACTCTTTCAGCGTTGAGATGGATAGAGAAAAAAGATTAGCGGATATTTAGTGATTAAAGTAACCACAGCCTTAAACAAAATCTGCGCCCTAAAGAAGCGCATTTGGTGTTTGCAAGGATCGCAAGGAGCTGCTAAAACATACAGTGCTTGTATAATCATTATAGACCTACTAGCACAAGAGAAAAACAAAGAGTACTATATTGTGTCGTCGGAACTATCAAAGATGCGTGATACCGTCTTAAAAGACTTTGTTAATATTATAACCGATAGACAGATCGATTGTAGAATGACAGGTATAGAACACGGAAGCCCTAAAATCATTTTCAGTACCGGTTCGTTTGTTAGGTTCATTGGGTTAGATAAAGACGACGTAGGTAAGGGTTTACGTTCTGATCTAGTGTATGTGAACGAGGCTAACAAGATTAATTTTGAATCATATCGAGAGTTAACGAGTAGAGCCAAGAGAATCATAATCGATTATAACCCTAACGTTGAGTTTTGGGCGCACAAAGAAGTGATCCCGCGTGAAGATTGCGACTTTCTTAAGCTTACTTTCTTAGACAACGAGTACCTAAGTAAAGAAGAGAGAGCAGAAATACTAATATACAAGACTAAAGGTTACAACGAGGACGGAACTATAAAAAGCGAGTACTGGGCTAACAAATGGCAAGTCTATGGGTTAGGAAATACAGGCGGCATTGAAGGCGTTATCTTTGAATCATTTAAAGAAATAGACCAAGTTCCAGACGGTGCAAGGTTATTAGGTCATGGAATGGATTTCGGTTATACAAATGATCCGACCGCTATCACATCTATCTACAAATACAACGATAGCATTATCCTAGATGAAGAAATATATTCAACTGGTTTACTTAATTCAGACATTATAAGGCTATGTAAGCAGCAATCAATCGGAACGGCTCTATACATATACGCTGACGCAGCAGAACCAAAGAGCATAGCGGAAATCAAGCGAGGCGGGATAAGAATAATGCCAGCAAAGAAAGGAGCGGATAGCATCAACTTCGGTATAGGATTAATTCAGGAGCAAGATATTATAATTACCAAGAGATCAAAGAACGTTATAAAAGAGTTCCAATCTTATACATGGGCAAAGACTAGGACAGGAGAGAGATTAAACAAACCTATAGATATAAATAACCATGCAATAGACGGTATTCGTTACTGTATTATGGAACTCTTCGGAAAGCCTAAAGGAGTTTATCACGTCTCATAATTATTTAGAATCATTATAAATAACAACTAATCATACCAATCATAGTTGGTAATGTATAAAAGGGTTGTATATTTGTAATGAACATTAAAACAAACACGATGAAAACTCTTCAAGATTACACAAACAAAGTTAACGAGATGAACGCAAAATATAATAACCTCGCTACATTAGGTCAAACTTATGACAACAAACTATGTATTGAAATCTCCACAGTAGACAAGTGCAAGACTGTAGATCAGATGGGAATTGCTAAAGGCTATAAATTACAAAGCGGATTCTACAGATGTTAATCAAAACATGGGAAGAGAAAGAGGTTGAGAGAAAGCAGAGGTTCAACCTCTTATGCGATGGTGCAGAAAGGTACTGGGAAATACAAAAAAGCAATACTTGCGATTTGTATTGTGACGAACAAATACTTTACTTTAATAATCTTAAGAAAAAATGAGCGAACTTAAAAACAAAAAAAACCTAGAACATATTAAAAATGCAATTGGATTAATTGATAAATCGTTATGAAAATTAAACAAGTACGCAAAGAGCTAGGACTAAGCAACGAGAAGATCAGTAAGATATTTAATTACTCAACTAAAGAGAGTTATCAAAACAGTTCTAAGCGTCCAGTAATCGACGCAGCAATCATTGAAATTTACACATTAACTAAAAATAAAACAAAATGAAAACTTTAAAAACAACATTATTATTATTGATTATAACATTAACTGCCAACGCTCAAAGCGACATAGCAGTAAGTATAAATCAAGACGCAAGGCTTGCTATCTTCGGAGACGGCAACGGCAATGATCCCTTCACACATAACACTATCTTAAGGGTGGACTTGCAAGACAACCAAAGAGATTTGGGCTATTATATTGTGGGAGTTGAATACGAATACGCCGACCTTAACGGAAGCTCTTACAATCGATATTCTTTGAATGTAGGATATACCTTTAATCAATTTAATATCTTTTGGACTGATAAACTTGAGGCTACTGCTTTACTCAATTATGGAATGACAGTAAGAGAATTAACTCAGGTTAATAAAAAGGTAGACTCAGCATTTATAGGATTTGCATCTTCATTCACTTTAGCTTACCCGATAGGAGCTAATTTTAAAGTGCAGTTGATCGGACAACTATCTCACAGGATAGATAAAAACACTTTGTACAGAGAGGATGCAA